CAGAGAAGTAATTAGCCAGATCAAACTTGCAGAAGCAGAAAAAGCTGATGCACAGAATAAAATAGACGCTGCGGCTCCTCAAGTTTCTGTAGCTACTTAATAAAAAGCTACATCGTTGGAAAAAACCAATCCACATCACAGGCTCTCTTGCGCTCTAATAAAATCTAGTATATAAAAAACTAACTATACAAATAAGTTTATGTAGACGCGTATAGTCGACGGCCTAGAGACTACATAAACGTAACTAGGAGGATAATACTATGGCAAACACTACGTTCCAAGGACCGGTGACATCCAAAGCAGGATTCATTACTACAGGTCCAGCTAATGTTGTAGACGCTGACTCTAGTGTATCATTAACAGTTGCTACCCATTCAGGTAAAATTGTACACAATGATGCAGCAGGAGCGGTGACTTACACATTACCAGCGACAAATGCAAATTCTGATTCTGCAGTTGCAGGACCAGGCGCTGATTTAAACAACCTGTCTAACGTTGGTGCTAAATTTACGATTGTAAGTTCTATCACTAAAACTGGAGATTTGGTTGTTCAGGTTGCAAACGCTACAGACGTTATGACTGGTACAGCAATTATTGTTGATACAGACACTAACGATAACACTGAAGGTTTCATGACAGCTGCAACATCAGACACGATCACTTTAAATGGATCAACAACTGGTGGTGTAACTCATGCAAAAATTGAGTGTACTGTGCTTGCTTCAGGTAAATGGTTAGTTTCAGTAGTTACTGGTGGTACTGGTGACTTAGCTACACCGTTTAGTGCGGCAGTAAGTTAATAATTAATTTAGTGTGGGCCTTCGGGCCCATACTTAATTTAATGGAGAATAAAATATTATGTATAAAAGTGATGTAAAATCGGTAAGAGTTACAGCTACCGGAGCAGTATTCGCAGGGAGAACAAGATTAAGAGGAATTATTCTTGCTTCTGATGCGGGTGGTGCTGGTACTATAATTCTGCAAGACAACACAGATAGCACAACTTTATTTCAAGGTGATGTTCCTAACGGAGATGTTTTTTCAATGAACATTCCTGAAGATGGAATATTATTTCCAGGTGGAATGAAAGTTTCTACTATTACAAACATAGAAGCAGCTACTTTATTGATTGATAAGTAGGAGGTTAAATGGCTAACACTACCTCGGGAACGACA